CGAGACTAAAGAAAGTCTTCCCAGTAGAAGACTCACCAGCAATGGCAGTAATCTTATTCCCAGAAACACCGCCAAATATGCTACCTGAGACCAGTGAATTAAAAATGTAAGAACCCGTGTCCACATAGGTTTCTGTGTCGTCGATGTCTGATGCGAGTTGGGTAAAGTCATCGCCAATCTCTTTTACAATTTCTTTTAAAAAATCCATTAAATAACAATTCCAAATTCTTCGCGTGCTACTTTTTTATATGTTTCAGGGTGAGTCTCCCGAATCTTTTTGATAGTATTAATCTTTTGGTAGAGTGCAGCATCTCCACCAAGACGTAAAGCACTTACAATAGTTGCAAGTTCTCTGTCATTAATAGGCAATTCCATTATTCAAAAAACATTTCGAGGTTTACAGTTTTCTCAACATTCCAACCAATGGCGTCAAGAATAGTTTTTACGGGTTCAACAAAACTTTTACTGAATTGTAAGTCGTAATCAATATACTTATCAAGATTAAGTTCTTTAGGAAAGTCCTGAATAAATGAGATAACATTTTCTCTCAGTGGATTTGGTTCCTTTAAATAACAGAACTTAATCTTTTCCCCGTTATTGATGAGTGAATATTTATTAGTTAATTTTCTCTCCTTTATATGGTGATTGAATAGAAGAGAACCTCTAACATGGATAGGAGTTCCCTTTGAGTAAATAAATGTTCTACACTCATACTTTTTAACATTGGATATAGATCTAGGAAATGAGATCTTCTCAGGTGGGAGTGAATTGAATTCTTTTCTACTGTTATCAATAAACTCAATTACATCATCCTCCGTTCCAGTCATCATAAGTTTTAGTGCGCCCTTAATCATAGCACGACAAGGAGCAGGTGTAGATGACTTGACTGCCTCAATTCCCATAATCTTTAGTTTAGGTTCTGCATATGCAACGCCTTCACTGTTCCAGACATTAAGGATATATCTCTTCTTAGCAGTCCAGATACCACGATCAGCAATATTTTCTCGTTTCATGAACATCTTTTGATCATAAGCATTGACATAATCTGCCAAATCCTTATAACTCTTATCAATAAATGGTTCAATCTGATCTTGACATGCCTTATCAAGAAATTCTACTACTTTAGATTTATCAGTTGTCCCATTAGGAAATACCCTATCAACAAGAGGACCAAGATGTAGATAGATGGAATCAGTGTCAGATGCAATAACATAGTCCTTGCTCTCTGTCTTTAAAATATTATTAAGATATGAGTTTACTCTCTTCTCAATCCAACGGATGGAGACTTGTCCAGAGAGGGTGATTGCTTCGGCGTTAGCAAGTTTATAGTAACGAAAATATTGATTGCCAATAGCACCATAGGCAGAGTTAAGGGCGATCTTCTTAGCCATTTGAATATTGTTACAACGTGCAATTTCCTTCTCCAATTGTTTAGTAGGGGTTTTCTCGTATTCTTGTTTAGCCTTGATCATCTTCTTTTTGAAGATCACTCTCTCACTATACATCTTATCCATAAGTTCGGGTAAGAATCCCCGAGTGTCTTTACGATACATAGACCCATTAGCACATACGGCACTATCTGCATATCCTGCAAAATCTATTTCTTTATTAAGTATTCTATTAACGGTAGCCGATGGGTGCCTGGTGTCTTGTAATGTCTCTGGGGAAATATTGTACTGCATAATAAGGTGAGGGTATAGAGAGTTAAGGTCAAAAGACACAACCCAGTCATACTTTCCAGGAATCGGTTCCTTAACATATGCTCCAGCATACTTTTCATTTTTATCAGACTTAACTTTAGGGGGAATAACAATATCCCTACTCTTTAAGTAATTATAAATGATCGTATCCCACATCCTTACTTGATAGAATACATCTTCATAATTCACTTTGGCATCATATGCCATAGTTAGTGCAAGTTCAATCAACTTCATCTTGTCTTCCAGACGGTCAACAAGTTCTACGTCAATGATATTGTATTCTACAAACTTTTGCCAACCCTGAGTATAAAAATCCTTAAAGGTTTCAAACTCCGAGTGATCCAACTTCTGTTGACCCAACTCAACATTTGCAATATGGTCTAGTCTATAAGACTCTTGATTAGTATAGGTAAACTTTTTATAAAGATCTATATAATCTAACTGAGAAACTCCACCAATATCATAAGATAATTGCTTCCTACCCTGAATATAAATCTCCTGCTCGGTGACAAGTCCCCAAGGAGAAAGTCTCTTCATCAACTTTTCGCCAAGAATTCTATCAATACGGCGAACCAAATACGGGATATCATATAGTTTACTGTTCCAACCAGTAATAACCTCTGGAGTATTATCAATCCACCAAGCGATAAAATCATTCAGCAAATCATATTCATTATTAAACTGCTTATAGTAATGATTACCTTGCTTTAGTTTGAATGGACCTTGACCCCAAGTAATAATTTCCTTAGTAGTATAATCCTGAAGAGTAATAAGAAGAATTTCTTCAGCAGCAGATTCTACATCTGGGAATCCGTTTTCAGATTTGACCTCAATATCAATGGTAGATAGCATGATCTTACTAATATCAAACTTAATCTCTTTTTCAGAATACTTCTCAGAGATATATTGATAAATGAATCGCTCATTACCATAGACCTTAAATCCTTGTACGCCATCATATCTTTTAATGAACTCCCGACACTCATGCACGGTGCCAGGCTTGATTGCCTCAACTTGTTCACCATTAAGAGTCTTATAGAACGTCTTTTTTTGAGAAGGTACAAAAAGAGTCGGGTTCCACTTCTCGCGGGTTGTGAAGCGTTCACCGTCTTCATAACCCCTAACGAGGAACTGATTCCCGACCATCTGGACGTTCGTATAGAATCTCACTTAGTCAAACTAACGTACAGTTCCCGTATTCTATCAGTAGGTTCGGCAATGGTCAAGATCTTATCAGAATGAATTTTGAATTTTTGATCTTTGGTGAGATCACCTAACCAATTCTGAAGAGTGCCATCAGGCATAATGTTAAAGGGGTTTACCAGGACACAATCAGGTTCACCAAGATCGGCGGTTGGTGATTCTTCTAATACCGAGATTAGGGTTCCACCAGTTTGAAAGATAATAATTTTGGGTTCCATATCAGCAGTCCTCACAGCTATCAGTTACTACCATAGATTGACTTTGACCTTCTTCCTCTTCTTTAAGGATGTCAACCAGATACATTCGATGAAGTTCATTAACTGGATCAACAAAAGTTACAATCCAATCCAGGGGAACTGGGAATTTATATCCTTTACCTAAAGCGATCCAAGGACTCAATTTGATTTCAAAGGATGCACCTTCTTCACTGACTTCAGGATCGCCAGTCTTTACTACACAAGGTTTGTTAAAGAAATAACCAACTACTTTGTCCTCAAGAAGCATCTCCTCAACATCTGTAATTATTTGATCTCCTGTCTTTACGACAGCTAGTTTTATTGCCATAATTAAATGATATTTAATGTTATATTAGCACGAAAAAGAAAAGTGGGCAAGGATTGATTCTGACCAACCCCGCCCAGTATGGCGACGATATTTGGGATGTCCCCGCGATTATTTATAGGTAATTTTTACGAGCATGGTGATCAGGAATAACTTTACCAAGATCAATACTTAGTAACCCATCCTCAAAAGTAACTGATCTAACTTCCGTATCATCACTGAGCGTCCATGCTCGGGTGAAAGATCGTTGAGCCAGTCCTCTATGAGCATATTCGATCTCATCTTTTGATTCCTTTTGTCCTTCGACAAAAAGTTTTCCGTATTCTGTGTAGACATTTACATCTTCTGTTTTAAATCCTGCAAGTGCAATCTCTAAACGAGATTCTACATTACTAACTTGAATCAAATTATATGGGGGATAATTAGTATTAGTCTCATGTAGTGCATATAAACGATCAAAGTATTCGTTCATACCAATGCTATTGCGATGAACACGATCCAAAAATTGGTCGATGTTAGACGCACCATACCTAGTAAGGTCAGTCATTTTTAGCTCCTTTAAAGCGAGTTTATGTTGTGTGGACCCCGAAGGCATCCAATACTATTTAACAATAAACTTACACAAAAGACAATCGGGGTTACCGAATACTTTTGTAGTATTAACCGTTCTCAAGGGTATAGTCTGCTAGCATAGCAAACAATTGCATTTTAAGTTTTAGTAAATATTCTTGTTCTTCGGCAGGTCTTGCTGGAGAACCTGGCCACATTTTTATTGAATAACAGATATGATCATACATCATACGAACATCTTCTATTTTTAGAAATAGATTATAATCATACTCTGATTCCCAACCTATTTCTTCCACGTTATTCTGGTGTTTCGGGTTTTTTCTTAGATCCAATATTATACTTTTGCTCTAGAATCCAATCACCCTTATCTTTGTAAGATAGAACTTTAATCTGATTTAAAGGAGCAATATCAACAATACTATCAGCGTCTACCATGCTTATTAAACCCCAATCACAGAGGAGTCTCGCAATCCTATTTCTTCTCTGAACATCGTTTACGGTAAGGTTTGCATGTTTGCCATCTAGAGCAAACAACTCCTTAAAATGCGTGATGTAATACCTACCTTGCTTATGTAAAATATGGCAGGATTGATAAAGTTTTTTCTCTTTACGAGATGCAACTCCAATACGGGTCAAAGTCTCACGAACCTTTAAAAAATCATCAGGTTCATTCAACATAACTTCAACCATCATCTCAGGTGTCCAGTTTACCTGGGGTTCAATACTGTGTGTCATGTTCCACCAACGTCAAGTCTTTGCTTAATAAAATCGATTTGATCCTTTGACAAGATCTTCAGTGCCTGCATTGCTTTCTCATTACTATATCCATAGTATTGCTTAACAATATCAAGATCATTAATCTTATCCTTTCGGAGCCAAGGAGAAAACCTTTTACGCTTTCTCAGTGTATTTATATAAAAAGCATATTGCATGTCTTTACTTAAATGAGCATTTTTGTTCATCTCATTAGTAAAAAGAATGCAGTCCAGATGACCAGATAGACATCGATTCACAATAAACGGAGGATATGATTTAATATCCTCAGATAGATCCTCCTTTGTTTGGTTGATAGAATTCAACCAATCTTTTAGTTCCATTATTCTTGGTAGTAATCGGGTAATAGATCTTTAGATATACTTGCAGAGACTCCAACAATGGTCACACCAGGATTCTTTGCCTTTGCAATTTCCCTAGCATCCTGGAAGTCTTGCGCTTGATAGGTCTCCTTCCAGAGTTTCCCAGTTTTGTACAGTGATACTTCTACTTCCATAATTCATTAATAACAATTCTTTACGTGTTTTTTGATCCGACATATAATCACCAACAGATCTCATAGTATATGTAAGATCAAACTCTGCTGCTCTCCACTTAGAATCAACAAAACGATTGGTCACAAGTTGATCAGAATTATAACTAATCATCATGTCTGTAGATGAACAGTTGCAATCTTCTGCAAATTTGTCATGATCAAATCCTTTATGCATTGATCCACTCTTTCCATATAAATTATCTTTAATATCATATGGAGGATCTAGATAAACAAATACATCAGATCTATCAGAAGATTCATCTAAAATCTTATCATAAGAATAATTAGTGATCGTCCAATTATGTATAAGTTGTTGATAACCACTCAATTTAAGAATACCCTTCATAGAGAAGTTACTATCCGACGCCTGTTTAGAAAACGAGGATGATTGAGTAAGTCCCGAGAATGAGCATTTATTGACTATATAAAAACTAATAGCAGTCCAGATAGGATCATCTAAGATACTACTATTATCAAGATAATCTTTAGAGGACAAAAACAATCCTTTTGCAGAAGATTGGTCGGGATATCTAGACTTCAGTTCCTGAAGTTTTTTTTCCATCTGATATCCATTTGATTGTACCTGCTGCCAGAATGTTGCCAGAGGGGGATGCAAATCATTCACCCAAACTTTCAGGTGTGGATATTTTTTAGTTACATGAATAGCAACACTTCCACCACCAATAAAAGGTTCATGATACTCCTTATAATCTCTAAGATCAGGGAAGTAAGGATCCATCTTCTTACATGCCCTAGACTTGCCTCCAGGATAGCGTAGAGGAGTCTTGTAACTCTTCATCAAAGAATCTCCTGCAGATTGTCGAGAATTTGTGCAGAGGTAATCTTCTTCTCTGAAGGTTTAATATCTTTAGCAAGCATAGTAAAGTCACCAGGAAGAAACTTAACTTTTGCACAAGGAGATTTGGGAGTAAAGTATGTTCTCTTGCTTACAGTATCCCAATCAACATAGGCAATAGACATACGCTCAGTATCTACCAAGAGCATATAATCGAAGGTTTTTTCTACTACTTTATTTTCACTATGGAAGTTTTTCAAGATAATGCTTTTGGTTGATCCGTTTTTATTAAACAAACGAAGAGAACCTTTCATCTCATAGTTGACGTTATCTTCAGAGGTAAAGTCAACTCCATCCTTATAGTCACCAACATATTGAACTTGACCATCACTCCACTTAGCAAAAGACTTTTCCTGCAACCAAGTGCGAATAGTCTTAAATGCATTTGACTTCATTTGAGTCGTATTGGTTGCTGCAACACAACCAAAGAACTCTTCAAGATTGATGCGATCAATGTTAATCATAATAAAATAAAAGACTCAGAGAGCAAGTTTTGTAGAAGGAGCAATGATCTTACTGAACATAGATTTATATTCAGTCAAGATCTGATCTTGTGGTTCTGAAACATACATGACGAATTTTTTATCAATAGTAAGTTCCTTCACATCTTTACTAAGAAGAGGTGACCAAGGAGCAAATCCAATTTGCCCATTGCCTGCAGGAACCGCGACGATCGCATCATTAAAAGTGATAGAATCATCAGTTTCATTGAGAAGATCACAAATAAGATCTTCACCAGAGGTAATGCGGATAAGTTTTACATTCATTATTCAGTAATCTCCATAAGATAAGATGTTAGGCGCAAGGTTTCCCTTGCCATTATACGATATCCAGTTCCAACATACAACTGTCCTAAAAGGACAATAGCAGTCATTGTACCCCAAAAATAGTAGTAGAATCTGGATTTTTTTTGTCTAGATTTTGTGCTCATTTGAATTCACACTCACACATAATCTCAGTCAACGCCGCCAGAAGATTAATTTCCTGATCGGCAACGAAAGCAATCTGATACTGATACTTTGCAATAATAAGGACAGCAGCAGGAATAGTAGAAGGGACCAAGGATGCATAACAAGCATCATAAATGCGCCGCAATAATACACTAGAATCATTATCCAGATTATTGACCACCCATTTACGTACTTCAGGAAAGTTCTTTTCCTTAAGTCTTTTAACCAACTCATCGGTCTTGACCTCCCCAAATGATGCAAGAATCGCCGCATCAATCTTACCTCC